GTTGGCGCCCGCGAGGTAGGCGCCCGCGAGGTTGGCGCCCGCGAGGTTGGCGTCCGCGAGGTTGGCGCCCGCGAGGTTGGCGCCCGCGAGGTTGGCGCCCGCGAGGTAGGCGCCCGCGAGGTTGGCGCGCGCTCCAGTCGCCTTCTCCAGCGCGAACCGAGTACGCAAGCCAGCCTCTATGTCATCAGGCACATCGCACTCAAACAGCGCTGCGCCGGTATAGCGGTTGGTGATCTTGTGCAATGCCATGCTTTGCTCCATCTGTGACTCCGCGTGTTGTTGCGGTGTCGATGGAGTCATTGGACACCGATGACCTACGCGCGTCAAGTCATAAATGACCAATGTTGAGCGTGATGGGTGGTTTTTGTGCGGACTGACGCCCCTCGGCCATGGGATTGCCGCTCACGCGCTCGGCATAATTCGCCCGGCCATGAACCCAACAAACGACGAAGTGGGTAGGTGGGCCAGGGAGGCCCATCTCATCATCGGCGAGGGAGACCCGGACGAGGGTCTACTCGCATTCGCCCGAGCGGCCTATGCGGCTGGGCGCGAACGAGCGCTAGCGGAGATCGCGGCAGAGCGGGCCGAGGCTGGCGACTGAGCCTAGGACGAGAGTAGTCGCCGCAAGCGAGCGAGGAGTGCGCGCTCCTCCGTGCTGATGGGCGCATCCGGCGGCGTGGCCGGGTCCATGTCTTCCAAGAGCAACTGCCAGGGCTTGAGCCCGCAGGCGGCGGCGATCTTGTCCAGGTTATCCAGGGTGACCGCGTGCTCACCTTTGGTGAGTCTGTCTATTAGGCGCACATCCAGCTCCCGACGAAGCGCCCAGGCCCGAATCGAGGGACGCTCTCCGGGAGCCGTCTCGTGCTCAATCAGTCGCCTGAGGTTCGCCGCAAGGATAGCGCGCAAGTCTTGAGTGGCCATTTCGTGAATATGCCCTACTGGACTGGTCGGGTTTGTCTAGCGATGTGGCTTGCACGTTGGACAAACGTGACTCACAATAGAGCCATGGTCACAAGATCCGAGCTTGCCGAGATGCTCAAAGCCGTCCGCGTCGATGACGTGGTGCGCGAATCCGGCGTTTCACAAAAGACGGTGTACAGGCTGCGGCACGTCAAGCACGCGCCCACGCTCGACACGGTGGAGCGGCTGCTGGGCGCGATTGCGCGAATCAAGTCGCAGTCCAAGCGGGCGCGGAAGTCGCGCTAGCGCCCCATGCGCTCCATCCTCACCCCCTGCAAGACCGTGCTGTGTGCTGTCGCCTTTGTGGCGTTGCTGCTCATCTGGGCAGTGGTCTACATGGCTGAGGGAGCGCTGGACAAGCTGCTGGTGTGGATCGTCAACCAGTGGCCGGAGGGCTGAGTGAGCCTCCGCAAAGATCAACGACGAGGCGGCGTGGAAAGCAGACACGCAGTCGAGGGCAAGCGGGGATCGCTCACTGAGCGTGTAACCGTCCTGAGTGGCGAGCAGCGGTCGGCTTCGGCTGATTACAAGGGAACCTGCGCGATACCGATGCACCTGCGGATAGCCGGAGTAGCGCCCGGCCCTCGTCACCATCACTCTGACATCTCAAGCGAGAGCACCCACTCTCGGTGCAGAGCATCAATCGCGCGTCGGAACACTAGCCGAGCGAAAGTCCCCGCCGCCATTTCATCCCCTCCTCCCGGGCGGCGGGATTCAACGTCCCCGGCCGGCGTCACTGTCGGTCGGGGCGTCTTTTCTTTCTTGCGTTCGTCAGACATGGGTAATCTCCGTGTTCGACGCCTCTGTGCTGCATCCAGTCCCAAAGCCCCAACCGAGGGGGCCTCCAACGTTGGAGGTTGCGGGATTCGGGTGCAGCCCAGAGGCGTTTGGTTTTTGAGCACATCGCATGTGTTCACTTTCGTCCTCTTGCGACCGGTGCATCAACCGGTGCACCGATTTCATTTCTCTATGGAGGCCCCCATGGAACAAATTGAGATCCCGATGTACCGCCGAGTAGACGGCCCCTGCATCGTCCCGACACGCCACCTTCGCCTAGTGCGCACCTATCGAGAGGTTGTGCGTCTGTGCTGGGTTCTGCGCAAAGCAAAGGGCTTGAGGCCCACCGACTTGGCCCGTGACTTCGGGTTTACGCGCCAGCACGTGTCCGACTACCTGAACCAGGACGACCTCCCTCATCGGCGGAATTTGCCGCCTGAGGAGATCAAGCTGTTCGAGGACGTGTGCGGCAACACGGCAATCACGCAATGGCTTGCGACCCGGCAGAGCTTCACGCTGCTTGAGGAGCTGCAGGCCGAAAGGATGGCGGCATGAGCTGGACCACCGACAGCGCCGAGTGGCTTGCAGAGCAGGTCAAGGCCCATCCCGAGATGACGAAGCCGGAACTGCGCCGCTGGTGCTCGAAGAACTACCCCTACGCCCAGCGCTCAGGCTGGGCCTACAAGGCGTGGACGAAGGCATTGCGCGCGTACTTCGACCCGCAGGCCGTCCGGCCGGTACGCGCAGGCAAGACCCAGCCATCGGCGGGCGAGTTGGAGCGTGCTGGCCAGCAGAGGTTGTTCCCATGACCTTCAAACGCCCCTCCGACTTCCTGCGCAGCAAGGCAACAGGCACCAAGGGCCTGCGCCAAAAGCTTCGCGCAGCAGAGCGACACATCCGTGATGCCGAGACCATTGGATGGCCAGCACTGGCCGAGAGCTGGCGGCGTGATGCGGACGCCATAAAGCGGCGCCTTGATGAGCTTGGGGCGGCGCATGCGCTTGCGCGCCGTCGCGTGGCCGAGCTTCAGCGCGCGTAACCCAAACATAACCCACGGGTTTCCAGTGATCGTAGACCCTGACTTCTTGGACCACTGGCGCACCGGCATGGTGGTCGATGCGCTGGGCGATCCCATGGCGCCCATGTACATCCTGCGCTTGTGGGCCCACTGCCAGGAGCGTAAGTCGGACATGTTCACCATGCCGACCCGCGGCCTAAAGGCGCAGTGCAAATTTCCTGGCGATGCGGATGCATTCGAGCAGGCACTGCGGGAGGCCGGCTTCATCGAGCGCCAGGGCGCAGCGATCCATGTATGCGGCTGGGCAGAGAAGAACGCCTCACTGCTGGCTGCCTGGGAGAACGGAGCCAAGGGTGGAAGGCCGAAGAAGAAACCCAGTGAAAACCCACAGGTAACCCAAGGCGAACCCAGTGCTAACCCAAATGAAACCCAGACGAAACCGATAAGAGAAGAGAAGAGTAGAGAAGAGCAGAGGCAACCTTCGGTTGCTATAGCGCGTGGAACGCGCCTCGCCAGCGACTGGCACCCAGGGGAGGCGGGCCTTGCGTTCGCTGCAAAGCAGGGGCTCGTCAACGGAGTTGCCCAGGCCGAGCTGGAGAAGTTCCGGGACCACTGGGCGGCAAAGCCCGGCAAGGACGGGACGGCGCTCGACTGGCAGGCGAAGTGGCGCACATGGTGTCGCAACGCAATCGAGTGGCGCGGTGGGCGCGGTCCCCCAGCAGTTGGCGGCAGCAAGCAGACAGCCCTGGAGGCCAGAAACCGCGCGGTGATTGACGAGTTCATGCGAGAGACCAATGAGCCCATCTGACAAAGCCAAGTTCATGGATGTCCTGAGCGGCGTTCACGACTTCTATGGCCGTGACCTGTCGAAGTTCGCTGTGGCCGTTTGGCTTCAGGCATGCGAAACGTTCGATGTCGAGCAGGTGACCAAGGCTTTGTCGGCTCACCTCATGGACGCCGAGCGCGGCCAGTTCATGCCCAAGCCTGCGGACATCGTTCGGCAGCTGCAAGGCACGAACACCGATCGCAGCCTGATCGCATGGGGCAAGGTCATGGATGCCTGCCAGCGGGTGGGGGCCTACACCTCGGTCTGCTTCGATGACGGGATCATTCACGCGGCAATCGAGGATATGGGCGGGTGGGTGAAGCTCTGCCGCAGCAACACCGATGAGCTTGGCTACCTGCAAAAGCGGTTCTGCGATGCGTACAAGGCTTATGCAGGCCGCAGCGACGTGACGTTTCCGGCGCTGCTGGCCGGCGAGCATGACATCGGAAACGCTGCGCGCGGCTACCGCGCCAAGCCGCCGGTACTGATTGGCAATCCAGAGCGTGCAAAGCGGGTGCTTCTGGCTGGCACCAACGAGCAGAAAACGCAGATCACGCATGTGTCCGCCGGGCTGCTTGGCATGCGGCGAGAGGGGGATGCGGCATGACCCCGGCATGTATGGGT